TAACAAAGAGAGTACCGCGTCCATGTGAAAAGGACACGGCAACTTCTTCTGTGTTAGCAGTGGTTGCACCAGTCGTAACGTAAGCTCCCAGATCAATAGAAGTACTGTTACCAGTATACCATCCACCTGAGATTGTTTCGTCTGCTTGTGCGAAGTAGATGTTATGCCCTTGGCGATAACAAACTATATTTAGATCGGGATCTCCAGCTACATCAGTCCATAGGTAGGACTGTACAAAGTCACCAGCAACAAAGGTATCCACTGTCTTAGCGGTACCTACTCCTGATTCATTTGCTAGTCCCTTCCTACGCCTGCGGCTACCATCAACCAATAGCTCATAGTTAGCTTCATCGACGGTATACCCATCGGGGAAGTTGAGCTCATTGATCTCTGTGTTAAGCCCCTGGTTAAGCTTGAACAGATCCTTCTTTTGACTTAGTTCCACTACTCTTATATTCCTTTGCTACTTCTCGTTTGCGTTCTGCTTTAACATTAGCTGCATCAGCTATGTCCCAGGACTTAGTTACGTATTGTTTAATACGATCTCTGAGTAGGCTCGGCTTGGTCCAGCGGCCATCTATCTCTTTGGGAATGATTGCATCTTCTCGGTCGGGGTTAGGTCGTGCGAAGCACAGGCTAGTCCCTCGTTGTAGTTTAATCTCCCACTTCTTGTTAGTTGAATCTACGCTGTTTGCAATGTTCGTCTCACGGTCAAGATTGAATTGTTCTGCTGACATTGGTCTTAGTCCTTATTTTCGCCCGTAGTTAGGGCCTGTTCGTTTATAGTTTGATAGGTTCTTGGTAATGTGACGATGCCTCTGTGCTCGCACTTCAGCTCGTCGTCTTGTACGATCTATCTCAGATGTAATACCATCCTTGTATAGATCGAAGTACATAGCTCTCGCCTCTGTTTTAAGGAGACGGAACAAGTGTTTGGGGAGGTCGGGCTCACTAGCGTCAGCTAATGTGAGGGTCGGCTTCTGCTTACCCTTTGCCAGTACCTTGCTCTGTTGGAGATTAGTCTCTAAGCTTGAGTCGTACGCATCGAACACCAGCGTATCATACCCTTCAAGAATGGTCCAGTAGTTTGGAGCTTGGTCATTGCGCACTAGGATCTCATGTCCTGAACTTGCTAAAGCCACTGCTGTAACTTCCGTATCCGATTCGGTACGGCTGGATGTCATTGCTATGAACCGTTCAGGGTCCATGTATGTGACTTCCTCTAACTTAGGATCACCTCCTGCTGTCGTTCTCTTGTCGTATTTAACCCACTCTATGGCATAGAAGCCTTCTGGCCTAGTCATTTGATTAGGTGTCGAAGCTCCTGTGGCATCAAGTCGCTTCACGGTCTCGTGGTGTGCGAGGTCGTGTCCATCTACAATCTGGCGAAAGGTATCTCGTACAACCCTAGCTGCCTGATCGGACTCGATAGTATCTGTAATAGAGTTTACTTCATCCCCATCTGATTCAGATAGGAGATCTTGTACGATGTCTAATAGTGTTTCTTTTGCCATTGTATTCTCTTAATAAAGAAAGGGGTGGAGTATAGCAGAGCCATTCGACCCCACCCCAATCTAGTTTACCTAATGGTTAGGCTGCTAACGAGCCACCTGAACTACCACTCGGCAAGATAACCTCAACCGTGAGGGTACCAGAACCGGCAGTAAATACAGCTGTTTCGTACGAAGGTGCGATATAGCAATCTTCGTTGGCTGTTGCGCCAACAGCAACCACGCCACCCACCAGTGCGCCGTCACAGATAACAATGTCACCGATAGCGTCAATAGCCGTAATAGCTATGTCAACGTCGATACCATCTGCGTCATCTACAACAGTCGTACCAAACACACCGAGGTCCAGCGTTGCGGCACCACCAGACGTAAAGGCAGTGTGTACTTGAAACACTGCGCTCTTGATCTGTGAGCCACGCGGGATAAGTGCGTCTTGGGGTTTAATGTTTGCGGCTGCGAACGTATCAACCAGATCCGTACCCGTAACTTCTACGGTGTAGATCTTCGTGTTACCAGAACCACTTACTGCGACAACATCGTTGTCCTCAGAGTGCGTTCCAAAGCCTACAACCAAGCCATCAGAGTTAGTCCATGTATTACCTCTAGCCATGATATATTACTCCTATACTTGGTCGGTGTCAGTCAAGACACAAACGAGATTTTCAGGACGATACACTTTCAAACCGTAACGAGCAGTCGTGACGTATTCTTCACGTTGCTTGTTCATGTTATACTGTCCATCAACTTTAGGCATCTGACGCATAGCACCCATGAATGGGAGCAGGTCAGGTGATGCAGCAGACATAAAGATGTTTGCTACGCCAGCAGCTGTAGTCAGCGTGATCGTTTCATTTGCAGTCGGCAGGTAGTTAGAGACGTAGAAGTCAAACCCGAAGATGTTCTTGATGAACCTCATGTCAGATCCGATACCAGACTCGATGATGCCTTCCCAACGAGGGTTGTTGCTTACGTTGGTGATGTTCGTAATAGTATTAAGTGCATACTCTACGGACGGATCAACGATTGCAACCAAGTTGCTTGACGGTACGTTGGCTTTCTTCAGTGCGAAGAGAGCTTTAGCGGCGTCAGCCACTGCGAAGGTTTCGTTCGTACCCGTACCAATGAAGCGATGCTCTGCGCCATTGATTGAGTTGGTAGCACTAGCGGTTTGACCGCCTGATGCACCACCAGCTGCCAATGCCAGGATATCCGTTTCCAACTTCTCAGCCATTGCGCGCTGTTGTGAAGGTACAAACTTAGATTCCAGCTGTGCAGCATAGAACAAATCTTGCCGTGCTTTTTCTGTGATGTAGTGCCCAGAAGACAGGTACTCAGAGATAGAGAAGGTGAACTCACCAGTGTCGAGAGCATCGAAGGTCACATCTGTGTCTTCGCTGTAATCTCGTACTGTGCTTTCGCCAATAGAAGGGATCGTAAACTGGTCACCATCGGGAAACTCCGATAACCAATTAACCCAACCTTGGGCTTCAAGCTGGTCCTGAAGGACCTCTTTGAGTTGCGTACTCCAAATCTCTGAACGAGTCAACACTGCACTGTTACTTGTAGTCATACTCATGCTTTGTTTTCCTTATTCAAAAAGATTATTTATTGAAGCGATCACCAAGTGCTATCGCGTCCTTAGTATATGCGCCTTGTACTTTCACGTTGTTCCAATACTTCGTCGGACCCATCTCTTTCTTGAGCTGGTCGTAATAAGCTTTGGTCTTGTGGCCTTCCACTTCCATGGGTCGGCTCACACTCGTGTCTACTTGGCCCGAACTAGGGAGTTGCGAAGTACTCCGTGATACGGTACTTGGATCAACATCTATCAGCTTAGCAAAAGCGTCTGGAGATCGTTCACTCAGTTCGCCTAAGTCCTTTGAGCTCATGCCCAACTGCTTAGCGCGTTCTGCTACGTAAGTCTTGGCAGCTTCAACATCGCCATTGACTTTACCTAGTACTAATGAATTACTCCTGCTACGGTTCTCAGCTGCGGTCGCTTGCCGAGACTCTCCTTGCATGATTTCCTTGATCTTGTTACTCAGGTCGTCTTCAGATAAAGATTGGTTACTTTCTTCAGCTACCTGTGGTGCCTTGGCTTGCCGAACGGACTCGATCAATTCCTCGATCTTACTGGTCGCATCAGATTGTGATTCTAGCTTAGCTAGTGCTTCACGAATCTGTTTGTTCTCAGCTTGAATCTGTTCAATAAAGGTATCGCTTTCTTGCTTACCTTTAGCAAGTTCGTTTACATCTGCAAACTTCTTGCCTTCGCCAACTAACTCAGACAGTACGTCTTCGCTAGGTTTCTCCTCGGTCGGAGTGTCAAATACATCGGTCATGGTCAACCTCTAGTCTAATAGTTTAATGATGCTTCTAAGTGTCTTCCGCGTACTAGCGTTAGCAATTACTATACGTTCGTATGCGGCATTTTCGAAGTCTTCATCGTAGCGATAAGTTGCTTCGACTTCTTCTTCTAATATACTCTTTAGTCTACGCCGTAAGAGCGTAGAGTTTCTAATGATCTTCTCAGACTCTTTGATAGCGTCTGTTTGTTCGCCCTTAGGAAGTTTACGGTCTTCCTTAAACCATCTTGGGTCTAGGCTCATGTGTTCGTATTGTTAGGTAGTCTATCGTTGTTAACTAGGTACCCACCCCACACAGCGAATACTTGTGTGCTTACGGTGCCTATGACTTGTTGCTTGACTTCTGTCTTCTCTGGGATCAGAGTAGCACCGGCATTGTTTGCGTAAGTCTCACCGTTGAACAACCAGACCTCAGAGATAGCTCTCCAAGCTGTATCAGTACCATAGAGCTTGATCAAAGACTTAATATGTAAGTCTACGTTACCACTCATGCGGCCTACGCCCATGGTGAAGTTGTCTACGATCACAGTCTTATTTGCTGGAACTGTGAAGTGTGTCTGCTGGGTCTGTCCTTCTAAGGCTTCTATATATGCTTGCAGTGCCCCACCTATAGAAATAGATATGTTACCTTGGTTGATCGCAGCAGTACCTGCGGTGACATTGTAAGCTCTATTAACTCTGAACCAGTCTGTGCCCACTGAGGCAACAGCTACTTGTCCATCCATTTCGATAGTCTCTGCTATCTCTAGGTAGTTACTATCAAGTCCTTCTACTCTTATCGTCCAAGCTCCTGTGCCTGCGGCGGCTGAGTCATCAGCAATACTCGATGATACTACTGAAAGAGCTCCTGC